AATATAATAAATAAATAAAAAATTTACCAATGTCAACTGTTTTCTCTAAACTAGAGTTAAAGACAGCTGCGTCTATTTGGCAAAGAGGTGTAAAATCCTCTAAACGATTAGTTGGACTGCTCGTGAGAGCGGTCCCTCTGATCGTGGGTGCAAATTCTCTGAGTTGGGTTAAGGCTGCGTTTGTGTTTTCTAAGTTTGTGGTTCAGTTCATAGAGAAACAGGGTCACAAGGGTTTAGCTATATATTTGAAAGCTTGCAACGTGTCTTTGATGCGTTGTTTAGCTGGAGAAAGAATAGTGAATCCGAGGGATGCTGGATCAGCTATTTCTCTTAATCACCGAGGACTACCTCGATTGATTCCTGGGAATCATAGGCTTCGAATAAACCAAGGAGACCTTGGAGTCATTCGGCTCTGGTTGGGATTTTTCACACTCTATCGAGTGCTAGATTTCCGTGGTAAGATGCAAATTCAAACCATAATTGGTGAAGGACGGTACGTTTCGGTCTATTGGTTAGATGAGTTCTTTCTTTTCGTAAGAGATATCTTTGTTAAGGAAGTTATTCGTTTAGGCGGTAGGAAGTTCCGTACCGATCTGGTCCCTAAAGAAAACCGTCCCTCTAGGTGGTACGAGTATTTTATGAAGTTTGTGGATGTACGAGGACAAAATCCTGGTACCCTTAAAACATTTCATTTGTACAAGTCCAACTATCGGGAGGAGCTTTGGGGATACGTGGTCAAATTGTTTCCCTTGATGAAATCCGGTCCCAATACGAAGAAAGGGACGGTCAACGTAGCCAACATTATTCAAGATGTTGCGGCGTGGGTCTCACGACCTGCGTTGATGGTATCATTAATATCATTAGTCGCGATCACCCGTGCCTGGTCATTGGTAGACACACCCGCGTGGGTCGCTGGGCGTTGGTTCTTTTCAGAAATTGAAAAGTACCGCGCGGAAGCTGGTAAGCGTGGGTCCGACAAAGTACACAAATGTGTAACAGACTTTATTAGTCCACGGAGTCGTGGTGTCGCCGGTGATCCGGTAGGATGGTTGGGTCGTCTCTCCTTTGTATATGAGCCCGGAAAGATAAGGGTCGTAGCTATGGTTGATTGTTTTACCCAATGGTTATTATATCCGTTGCATCGCTTTATCTTTGATAAAATTCTTAAGGTAATACCTCAAGATGGAACGTTCAACCATGTTGCTCCAGTTAAGAAATTGATTGGAGTGATGCGGGAGAGAAATCTCAAAGAATGTTTCTCATATGATTTAAGTGCTGCGACTGATAGGTTACCAGTAAGTATACAAGAGCTGTTATTGAGGGTATTTACCTCGGTGGATTTTGCATATCACTGGAAGAAACTACTTACAGAAAGAGATTATGCTCTTCCTTCCGA